AAGTTGTAAATCGCGGCGTAAATATGATCGTTGATGATGTAGCTGAGATTCATACTTTAGTATCAAGAGAGAATGCGTTTCGAGGCGTTGTTCCTGGTGTTAAAGCAAGTAAGGTAGAGGTACTACTAAACAAGTCTCCTAATCCTTATCAAGATATTAATAGTTTTAAACGTAATTTAATTACTGACTTTTTAATTGACGGAAACATATTTATGTACTTTGATGGAGCACACCTCTATCACTTACCAGCTACAGACGTAACTATCCATTCGAGTAAAGATACTTATATTGAAAGATTTACTATGCATGATCAAACGTTCTATCCTAGTGAAATCATTCATATTAAAGAAAACTCTTTCCACTCTATCTATCGTGGAGTACCACGTTTAAAGCCTGCACTCCGTACTATGATTCTTATGAAGTCTATGAGAAACTTTCAAGATAACTTTTTCAAGAACGGAGCAGTACCAGGTTTAGTACTAAAATCCCCAAATACACTTTCTGAGAAGATCAAAGAACGAATGATGATTTCTTGGCAAGCAAGATACCGTCCAGATGCAGGTGGTCGACGACCTCTCATCTTAGATGGCGGAATCGAAGTAGATAAGATCTCTAATGTAAACTTTAAAGAAATGGATTTTCAATCTTCGATAGCAGACAATGAAAAGATAATTTTAAAGGCGCTTGGAATCCCTCCAATTATGATGGACTCCGGTAACAATGCTAACATTCGCCCAAATATGCGATTATATTATCTTGAGACTATACTTCCTATCGTAAGAAAAATTAATTATGGACTCGAAAGATATTTTGGTTTTGAGTTGCGTGAGGATATTACTAATATTCCCGCTTTGCAACCAGAGTTACGAGACTCTTCCGCCTACTATACATCACTAGTAAACGGAGGAATTATTACCCCTGCAGAAGCACGAAAAGCTTTAGGCTTTGATTTTGTAACGGGTACTGAAGAAATCCGCGTTCCGGCAAATATTGCTGGTTCTGCAACTAACCCCGACGAAGGCGGAAGGCCTGTCGAAGAAACGGAGGAATAATGGGAAGCATGAGACAAAGAGGTAAAGTCCTCGAAGCAGTATCAATGGTTATGTTAGAAGAGGGCAAAGTCCTCACCAAGCGTGATTATGAACATATGGAAACACGCACACCTGTTAGAGCAGGTATTATATTAAATCATTTCGGAAGTTGGAGTCGTATGCTAGCCATTATGGAAACCAATCTTCCGGAAGTATGGGCACAGATTAAGCTTAAGGAGAATCCTCCACCAAAGCCTAAGCCTGTACCGCCTAAAGCACCAAAGCCAGCACCTAAGGCGGCGGTCAAGCCTGCTATTAAACCAGCAGTAAAAAAGGATAAAGATGATGAATAAAATCTTTAATCTGACGTCTACTTTCAAGACTCAGGCGCAGGACGATGGTTCTGTAATGATTCGTGGAATGGCAAGTACAGCTGATTTTGATCGCGCGGGTGACTCCATCTCAGTAGAGGCTTGGCAGAAGGGTGGACTAAAGAACTTTGAAAAAAATCCAATTATCTTGTTTAATCATGATTATGACAAGCCAATTGGCCGAGCCACAGGTCTGAAAGCTGGACCAGACGGTTTGGAATTAGAATGTAAGATTAGCAAGTCAGCACCTGCTAATGTTGCAGAGCTAGTAAAAGACGGTGTTCTTGGGGCCTTTTCCGTAGGTTTCCGAGTCAAGGATGCTGATTATATTAAGGAAACCGACGGACTTATGATTAAGGACGCTGAATTATTTGAGGTATCGGTTGTTTCCGTGCCTTGCAATCAGTCAGCTACTTTTTCGCTCGCGAAGTCTTTTGACTCTGATAAAGAGTACGAAGAATTCAAAAAAACTTTCACAAATCGTGTAGATCTAGCAGGTCAGTCTCTGGCTAAGGATGAAGATATTACTTCGGGAATAGCTAGTGACCACACACCTCAAAGCGCGGAAATTAATTCCGCAGATCAGGAGATCAAGATGGATAATCAAAACATCGACTTGGAAGCTTTTGCAAAGAAGGTAGCTGAAGATACAGCTGCTAAGATTGCTATGAAGCAAGCCGAGCAAAAAGCAGCTGACACAGCAGAAGCCAAGGCAGTAGCCGAAGTAGAAGTTGAAAAAGCACAGGCTCTAGAAGCCGAAAACATTCGCGTCAAGACTGGCGTTCAAACTGGCGTTGAAGCTCTTATGGCTGACGTACAAGCACAACTTACTGCAAAAGACGCAAAGATCGACGAAGTTATGGCCAAGTATGGCAAAGACCTCGAAGAGAAGCAAGCTGAAATTACTGCTATGCAGAACAGCAAGAAGACCTTTAGTGATCGTGCTGGAAAAGGCGACGTATCTAAGTGGGGCCAAGATTTCTTGAAAGCTCACCTATTGGGTGTTATGACGAACAAAGGTATGAATACTTCTTTTGCTCGTGACTTGCAAGAAAAAGCGGGTATTGATTACACTACTGCAGCCGCTGACATTGATCAGGAAGTTTCTAATCTCATCGAGAAAGAAATTCAAAATGAGTTGAAAGTAGCTCGTTTGTTCCGTGAAATGCCTGTAAATGGTGCAGCTACTGTACTACCAATCCAGCCAGACGTAGACCCTGCTGTATTCCAGACAGGTGCTGCCGCAGCTGGTAACTTAGAGAACCGTGGAGCATCTAATGTTACATTCCAACCTAAGCAAGTTATTCTTAATGCTTATCGTTTGATCTCTAGTTCTTTCATGGACAACAACGTAGACGAGCAGGTCCTCATTAACTTGATGCCTATGCTTGTTGAGTCAGTTGCTCGTGCACACGGACGCGCAGTAGAGAACGCTATCGTCAACGGTTCTGGTTCAATTACTGGTCTTGACGGCTATGCAGCTGCTCACGGTACTACTTTGGACGTATCTGACGGTACTCGCCTAACTTCAGCGTTGCTATTAGCAGCTCGTGAAGGCATGGGTAAGTATGGTGTTAACCCAACTGACATGGCTTACATTGTAAGCAATGACGGATTCTACGACCTATTGAACGATGCTAACTTCCAGACTTTGGATGAAGTTGGTAGTGATTTAGCAGCTCGTATAACTGGTACTATTGGAGCCGTTTACGGTACTCCAGTGATCGTATCTGAGGAGTTTGCAGCTCCAGGCGTCGGTGTTCCAGCTGCTCTAGCTGTTAACACTCGTAACTATGTAATTCCTCGTCTAGGCGGTGTAACCGTTGAGCAGGATTACGAAGTTATGAATCAGCGTCGAGTAATCGTTGCTAGCCAGGCTCTTGGATTTGAAGAGTTGGTAGCAGGCGCAACTGGTGCTGAGCCAGTAGTGAAAATCGACTACATCGCTTAATACTTAAAAGTATAGAAACGAGGGGGAGTTTATCTCCCCTGAGTTTTTACTAATGGACTTATAAATGGCAAACTTAATAGACATAGATACATACAAAACTTCCGAGAGAATCGAAAGTACGAAGGATGATAATCGTATCAATAAGTTGATCACGTCTGTGAGTCAATTAGTAAAAACTTATTGTGGAACTACTATTGTAGATCACCACTCTAGTGACAAAGTAGAAGAGTTTAGCGTTAGTTGGGGAACTAACTTAGTGCAGCTAACGGAAAGCCCTTTTTTATCGATAACTTCGGTACAAGAAAGAGCAAGTTTTGCAGATAGTTATACTACTATACCTGCAACAGAGTACTATGTAGATAGTAGTACTGATACTGTTTATAGAGTAACTACAAGCGGAAGCGCAAAGAACTGGCCTACAGGCCCAGCTTCTGTAAAAATTACTTATAAAGCAGGATATGCAACTTGCCCTACAGATTTAGAACTGGCAGTAGTTGACTTAGTTACTTACTACTTAAAAGACGAACACAAGGCTCGTCAGACAATGGCTGGAGCCAGTATTCAAAACCAGTCTTCTTCAAGCCAACGTAATAACGTAGCGTTCCCAGACCATATTAAAAGGGTCTTGGATCTATATAAAAACTTTTAAGTGTCTAATACATCTTTAATCTCTTTCTTAGAAAAACTAGAGCGAGAAATGGAGCTCGAAAGTACAACTTATAGGCAGAATATTGCAAATGTTAAAGCACATACTTTCTACCTAAGTAAAAAAGGCTTAAAAAATCAAGTGTATCACCAATTAGAGAAAGATGGAGTTGCTGTAACAGACTCAAAAGATAAAATAGATAAAATTATAAGAAAGTATTTTGAAAGTTTAAAACAAGCTTTCACAGGTAAAACCTACGGAGTAATTATTCATAGTATGAAAGTTACTGCTGTGTCTTTTAAAGTTACAATAAGCCCTGAGCTAGACCATAAAAAAAAATATACCATCACACATAGAGACTCTTTTAACCTACTACATGCTTTAATTTTTAACTCTAAACAGGTTTTGAATAGTAGTATGACTAAGTTATACACTGATCAAGGTAAAAACTTTAATAAATCAGCATTTTTAGATATAGGGCATGATAAGAAGCACTCAGTTTGGGACAGTAGAGTAAGTGATGAACTTCTTAAATATGGTGAACGTCCTACGGGCGCACAGCTTGATGTAAAAGAAGTAGCAGCTTTGTTTAAACTTGTAAAGGATGACTCTAAAGACAGCGTACATGTGTCTTTAGAGTCATCTAATAAGAACAGGAAAGAGGGTGCAACAACAATAAAGGCAAAAAGAACAAAACTGTTAAAAGATTTAAAAATTGCTGTAAAAAAGTTAGATCTAGCAAATGTAGATGGCTCTGATAGCTTAAAGGTAAAGAAAGACAAGCAACTTTTAATAGCAACTTTAAAACCTTTTAATAATAAAAAGAATATAAAAACTAGTAAAATTC